ATCGTAGTTATCAACAAATTGCAAAAATTTACTGGTTATTAGCTCCCATCGGCGCTGGGCCTCCCCCGCCCCCTGGAAGCTGCCTCGGTGCATTATCTGCACCCCCTCCTGGTGGACCCTGCAAAGCCGGATCACCAGTTCCCGGTTGTTGCGCTTGGTTCATTGCAACAATACTAGGAATCTTATCTGCAAACGCGGAATCAAGCTCGAGCTTGTCATCGAGGCGTTTAAGCAATTCTTTAGCCAGCCATTTCGGATCTATACCCGGTATTTGCAGCAAGAACGGCATGATCCGCTCGATGTTTGCAAGCTCGGCTGCGCGGTTAGGCTTACCCGTCGATCCCGCTTCGATCTCCAAGTAAATCTCTTCCATAATCTGATCGCGCGTCATTTCGGGCCAAACAGCGCCGGGACCAACAATCTTCTTAACTTCATCGATAGACAAGTTAGCCAAGACAACTTGACCGGCAGCGCGCGTCATTTCGGACATAAAGCTGTCTAGCTCGTCAACATTCGCGCCCATCGTGGACATACGCGCGCTTTCGGCAATCGATGTCTCTGTCGCCGTAGCTCTGGATAGCCCACCAAACTGAGCCTCTTGCGCCCCAACAACAAGCTGAATGTCGTCAAATATGGTGCGTACTTCGTAGAGGTTCGGATCAATACCAATCTGACCCACCGGCTGAATTACGTCATTAACCTTCTGACCAGCTGCAAGCGCCTGCAACTCGATAACGGCGTTTGCTGGGTGCGTAGCCAACTTTTCCTTATCAGCATCCTCCAGAACACCGGCTGGTGCTGCATACTTCGGACGATTGGCCCTTCTGTGTTCACGCAAACCTTGACGCGCACGGTTATATTCATGCTGCATAGGCATCAAAAGGCTTATGTCTGATGGAGGATATAGATGATCTTTATGCTCGATCTCATTGAACACCAACGAAAAGATAGGCCAGAATGTTTCGACTTTTACGTCTGGCCCCATAGGCTCCCGCAAGAAGTCATTGTGACCATCGGCAATGCAATACTGAACGCCAGTCTTGCGGTCATACACCTCAAAGATTTGAACTAGACCATCAGGCGCGCCTTCACCGTTAATATCGTCATGAGAAGATCGCTGACGGTATTCATCGTATGGGCCAGTTGACCGACCCTTCATGTCATATGTTCTGTAGCTGTCTTTAAGATCGACGTCGTAAATCTCTTTCACTTCGTCTGGCGTTAAATACATTTCGTGGGCAATCCATTCTGCACCAACGAACCCGCGCAGTTGACGGCATCGAGGGTCTACAATGATGGAATTGGCCTCTGGGAAGTCAAACACCAAGCCTTCACGAATAGTAATCATAGGCTCTTCAAGTAGCGTCTGCATAGAAAGCATCAGCTCTTCGATCTCTGGGTCATCCTTTTGGATTTCACCCTTCTCTGCCTCTTGGGCTACGCGGCGAAGAAAATCCACCTGGGCCTGTACGTCAGCAATTCTAGCTGCAACTTCCGGCGCCCTATCGACGTCACGCTGAAAGCCAACCTTAACAAAGCCAACTCCAGTAGTAATAACGCGGCGCACCAGCGCCTTCATTTGCGCCTTAAACGCTGGTTGCTGTTCTTTCATGTAGTAGTCAAAGAGATTTTCGAGCGTCTTTGCGACGTTATCGAGCATCTTACTCTCGTTCTTACCATTCATGTAATCTTGAATAATCATCGAGGCTTCTGGAGGTACGGGTAAACCGTTTTGCGAAGACGCCTCAGAAGCCATAAAGGCTTGAGCCAGTGTGTCAGACTCGCCATCCCAAACCTCATACGACATACGGTTACGCCGCTTGGCGACTGCCTTGGGGTTTTTTGCGTAAAGAGCTGCTGTGCGCTGTTGGACGTGGCGCTGCAAGATATTGGCAACATAGTTATCACCAGACCAGTTCTTTTCGTCATAGCCATTAAGAACGGCATCCATGTCAGTTCGCATTTGCTTAAACGACTTTTCGTGAAACTTCTTGGCGTGCTTCACTTTAGCCAGCCATTGATTAACCAGCGCAGTTCGACGTTGTGTAGGTTCTGACCGCTCTTCGTCTGCCGTATCTATCATCATTTCATTGTGCATTACCAACCACCAGTCTTGTTTTCCAAAAATTGTTGTTTACGGCGTTGTGCGGAATCCCACTTAACCCACGCCAACGTACCGACTTTTGGAAGGCTATCTGACTTCACTATACCACCTCCAGGGGTGGTTAGTCGAGCCAAGCCCATCCCCACCCATGCAAGGGTGTCTACAAAGTCGTCATTGCGCCCATTGGGAAACTTCAAAAGCTCGTCAGTTGCCTTTTGGGTCCATACAGATTGACGTGGAAACAATACCTTATTCATCGCCATCCGGCCCAGTATAGACTGTGCGCGCTGCACCTTGTTGGCTACCGGCGTGACTTCCTCGATGCGACAGTAAACCTTTTCCTCGCCCATGCGCTTGCGTAAGAACGGGCCAATAGCTTTAGATATGTGGCCTTTTTCCGCCCACCATATTAGAGGCTTCCACTTGCGCATCAGCTCCAACATGGCGTCCACAACCTTGTCTGTAGTTCGCTTTTCCCACCAGCAATCCAGCAAATATATGTCGTCGTTTCTGTCTACACCCACAATCAACAAACACGTCGCATCGTTCCGCGTCTTGTCCACACCAACGGCATGGTCAGATGCAGCGTAAATACGCATATCGTCTGGAACGTCTTTGCGATTAAAGTATTTGATGTTTTCGCGCCTAAACAAATCACCGTCTTCTGCTGTCGGCCTACCCTGATACAACGCACTAAAGCCGCGCGGATCAAGACGCCGCTGCGCTTCCATAAACTCCATATCAAACCGCTCGGGCCACAATAGTTCACCCGGCTTGCGGCCAAGAGGGTCTTCATCTTCCGCTAAAGCCGGTAGGTTAATGATCTTCCACTTTGCAGCCTCTTCGGGGCTGTAATGCGGGTTTGTGGGGTCTGTAAGGCGACCAATCAAATCATCCTCATGCCAGCGCGTCTGAACGATAACAATAGATGCTGATGCTGTCATAAGGCGCGTCATCAACACTTGAGTGAACCACTGCCACAGCTGTTCTCGCAACGTCGGACTGTTGGCCTCTAAGCTGTCTTTAATTGGGTCATCGAGAATAACAAAATCGCCGCCACGACCAGTGATCGAACCACCTCGGCCAACAAACACCGACATCCCACCAGACGTCGTTTGTATTCTGGACTTCGATGCACCACCCTTACGCAATCCAAAGCTGGGAAAAACGTGCTTGTACTGCGGCAGTGTCATAATGTTTCTGACATCCGCGCCAAAGTCTTTCGCAAAGTCTTCGTTGTATGTGGCGAAAATCACATTGCGGTACGGATCTCGCCCCTGCACCCAGGGTACGAAACGGCGCGAAACTAACTCCGATTTACCGTGTCTGGGCGGCATAGATACGATTAGTCGTGGAATGTGGCCCTTCTCGACCTTCTCTAGCACTTTGGCTAACGCTCGATGGTGCTTCGCATCTTTAAACATGCTTTCGTCAATGTTCTCTGGATCATCTGCATCAGGCATTGTGTACTTAACAAAATCGACAAAGCTAGTCCGGCACTCGATAGCTTTTTTAAGCCTGCGCGCCGATGCAATCTTTTTATCTAGCTCGTCAAAACGCTTGTTTTCACTCATTGGCTAAATCCAACGCCTTCTCCAAAGTTTCGGTGTTGCGCCTACTCCAGCCCTTTCCGTAGATTTTGTAATCATCTAAAGACCGATAGAACGCCTCACGACCATCATAGTATTTGTGAAGCACATCCACAGGGTCAAAGTCATACACAGCTGCGATCGTCTTAGGGCCGATAGCTCCATCAGCCGTTGCCGAGACTGAACGCTGCAAAATCTTGGCGGCGCGGCCCGGACCGGCGTTAACGCAAAGATCAGCGCAGCTTACGTCGATACCAGAAGGGAGTTCATCTGCCTTAACCGCATCCCAGTAGTTCTTTTTGTAAAGAGGCTTAACATCATCAACGGTCAGCTCCCGCATCACGTCCTTTGGTGCAGGCTTTCCGGTATATTTAGCCCAGTTCCAAGACGTAACACCAAGCATCGTGCTACCTTCGTTGCCGTGGCCGTCACCCTTGCTATTACCCTTGTCGCGCTGATCGTCAGTAAAGCCACCTTCATGCTTTATCAGCATTTTAAAAAACGTTTCCCAGTTCTCTTTCATTTCTTACCTCCGAAAAATTGCTTGCCACCTCGAATACCAACCGCAGCGGTGCATACAGTGAAGACTAGCCATGTGTACCACTCAGGAAGCTCAGAAAGACGGTCGAAGCCGTTCTTAACTGTTTCTTCCATGCCCGGTATGAAGCACAAAATGACGGGTATAAGGACGGCAAAAGTCACCACTTCGTCCTTGATAGATGACTGCGTACCTTCAGCCATAATCCGCTCCCAATCGGCAGTGGATGTCTCTTTGGATAACAGGATTTTTGCTTTGCTTTTGGCCTCAACCAGCTTCAGCTGCGCAGTCGCTGCGTTTTTATCAGCCTTGCCTTGGAGCCAGGAGCCAGCAAGATTGGCTATAGGACCAAGTGCCGTAGTCAGTAGGTTCATCATTTCTTAGCTCCCATTGCTGAAAAGCCAAAAAAGGCGGCAACCAACCCACTAATCGCTATGAAATATGTGGGGGCAATGTCAGCAAGCAATCGGCCTGTGGTGTCATAACCCCAGATGTCTGCCGCAACGATGCCGACCGGATAAATCAACAAACCAAACAAAGCGAACCACGTCATCCGCAGCTTCGCATCGCGCTTGTGATCTTCGTCCTCAATACGCAAACGACGGTCTTCCAGCATTAGCTCACGCTCGTCGGCGTCGATCTTTCCGTTTTTATTCAGATCATATTCAGTCATTTTTCAAACTCCTGGCATACTCAATGGCATAACGTTTGTGGTGCGTGATAATCACAACTCTCATCTTCTCGTCATACACAATGTAATCCCCTCGTTTATTGCGGTATAACCTCAAAACAATACACCGTAGTCTGGCTTGTAGTTATCAAAACCTTTGCATCCTCAAGAGCTTCATTACACTCATTCTCAGTGGGAAACTGATTAAGCTGATAATGATCTATATTGTTATTGATTACTACAAACCAAACCAAAAACCACATTACCAACGCCCCTGATGCTTACCCCATAGGTAGAAAAACAAGAACAAAGCCCCTCCACTAATTGCAAAAATCACAGTTCCGATAACAAAGTTAATCACAGCGTCTATTTGCGCTTGCTTTCTGTAGATTTCATCCTTGCGCTGTTTGCGCATCTGAGCCTCAATACCTAAAACTTCCTCCCATTTTTTTGGCCCGTAATTCCATGAAATGTAATCTTTTAATTCGTTTCTCATTCGAGAAAGCTCTTCTTTTTTTGACCAGATCAAAATTGCTGTTTCTTCATCTGATCCCTTGAAGGTCTTTTGCCAAAACGGAGGGTTCTTTTGCCGCTCCTCAAGGTGGTTAAAGTCAGCGCAAGCCTTCCCCCAAGTTGCTAAAGACTGACCCATCTCGGAAATGTCCTTGTAGGTGTCAAGGCCAGCTCGGAGCGTCTTGTAAGCGCCAGTAGCCATCAAGGTGATGCTTACCGGGTCCACAATTTCAGCCCATCTTAGTCAGCACTGCGACCAGCAACCCAATAATAGACGCCGTTGCTGCAATCATAATGCTTTCCATACGCTTCACGCGACCAAACAAATCCTTGAACTGAATTTTTACCTCAGTCTTTATAGCGATCACCTCCTTTTCAAGGCCGTCGATCCGTTCATGAGCGGATGATACTGTTCGTTTGTCCATTTCTCAGTCTTTCTGTTTACCGTATTAATCGACACTTAGTTGATGTATTAGCAAGGGTTAAGTTGGCCTGTGGTGAGTAGAAAGGAGACTAGAAGCTACTCTTGCCATACGCTAAACCTACCATCAATGTTGTGAGCGCCCTGCAATAAGGTTCTGTTAAGGTGGTCAACAGCGAGCGTATATTGCCCATATACAGGATCAGTCGATGTTGCGACGATAATTCCTAAGTTTGTGGCATTTAACGTACCCGAACCTATGGGGTCGAGCCTCCATCTAAATACATCTCTGTTTCCGTCCTGCGATACAACATATCGATAACCATCAGCATCCTGACCAAGGTACGCCCCGCCATAGCCATCTCCTAGATCTCCAGTGGAAATGTTCCACTCATAAGTATAGGTTAAGTCGAAGCTCTGGGCGGTATCACTGGGAAGTGTGTATGCTCTGATCGATTGCGTTGTTCGGCTAAACGCTAAAAGATATGTCCCATCCCAATCTAAAGCTGTGAGATCAGTTGTTATATCAAGAGTACCCGTCCTTAGAAAAGTAAATTTACCGCTGCGACTGTTATCCCGTGTAAATGCGGCAATGTTGCCAGTTGCGTTAACGGATGAGCTTCCTGTAATAAGCACCGGAGATTTGTCAGCCGTGTAACCTACAGTCACCCCTCGGTCTCCGTGGTCACTTGTAGAGCCGTGAATGTTATCAACGGTGCCAGTAGAGTAAAAGTTGGGAAGACCTGTGTAAGAAACTCCAGCCCTAGTGTGTACAAAACTTTGTGGGCGGCTATATCCCGAATAAAAATAACCTAATTCACTGGAAAGAAACCCGTCCAAACCAGACCAAGAAAAATTTGTACTTGCGTCATCGTCTACTGTACCATTGCTAAAGTTTATATCTATCCGGTCTCCAGCCCAGCCATCATATTCGGGACCGAAATACCCATAGTCTACACTACCAACACCACGACCAAAGCCTCGCACAGAGCCGCCACCAAGCGACCCAAGCATGGGCGCATATAAGATTTGCGTTTTAGGAATAATCAAACTCATTGCCGTTACTCCTTATCCAAATGCTGCGACTGAAGCCAAAACTGTGAAGGTAGCATCCGCTGTTTTGATGATTGTGAATGAGTATACATCGATGCCAGAGGCCGTACCTTCTGTTGGCGCACCGCCCTGCCATTTTGGCGTGACTGCGGAACCATCTACCTGATAAGCGTTGAGGTAATAAGCAGTGGAGCCTTGGGCCATAAGAACTGCACAAGTAGCTGACTGACCTGTTGAAAGGATACTATTTAAAGTATTGCTGCTATCCCCAATGAAGTTGATGGTACGGTTTGCGGTCTGATTACTTGAAACGAACACAACGCCTTGGCCTAAAAAGTCGTAGCTTATGGTCCCTGATGTAGAGTTGCCGATAGAAACTTTCTCAAACACTTCCTCAATGTCTAATGTACCGTTTACAGCCAAGCTCTTGTTCAAGCTCATTTGCTGATCTGCATCAGACCACTGGAAGTTAACCCCAGCACCTTCAATCGTAAGACCGGCACCGTCAGCCGCTG